AAATCAACGTCTATGGCTGACAAAATTGGTAAGCCAAAAGCAACAACTCCTAAAATAATTAATCGCAGGCCAGAAAATCCTGAAATGAGAACTACCGTTGGTGCCAAATCATTTACTACTAGATATGTTAAACCAACTTCAGCTGCCAAAGCACGAAAAGCTAAACCACGTCAAGGTTATTAATTAATTCGTAATTTGGGGTGTGCCCCCCACCTTCCAGGGCATACCCCAAGTAACGAAAAGGACAAGTAGTGATGAAGAACGCACAATTGTCCGGTGAATATTACGGCGTACCAATACAAGGTATCCGTCCTTCCGCAGAAGTTCCAGGCTCACGCCAAGCACCACCAAGCGGTCCATATCTTGGACGCGGTAATTTTTGTGCTGCAAACGATGATACATGTACGGGTCGAAAAGCCAAAGGCACCGATTACTGCATGGGGCATCTACGAAGCAGAGGTGAATCATAATGACAATGAGCCTTGCCGATGTTCGCACTATGGTGCGAAACATCTCCGACCTTGATTCGGTAGATTTACCAAACACCATTATTGACAATGCTGTGAAAGAAGCATTTCAGCGCATTATTGCCCTTGAGCGCCGATGGCCAAAATACCAAGAAACGTACACATTCAATACAGTTGCTAGTCAACGCCCATACACAATATCTACAATTGGCGATATTCGAGAAGTCATATCTCTTGTAGACACATCCAGTGCGGGTAGTCGTCTAACAATGATTCCCTATGACAACGCAGAAGACATTTGGTTGGGTAATACTGACGTTCCTTCCCGCCCATACTTTTATGCAATATGGGACGCACAGTTGCACTTATATCCAAAGCCTGATGCTGTCTATACGATAACGCTTCGCGCTTATCGCAACCCTGTTTACACTTGGTTGACGAACACATCTGAGGCGATTGACCTTGATGAGTGGTTTCATATTCTGCTTGCCTACTTTGTGTTGGCTCGCGTCTACCAACGCCAAGAAGACCCAGAGCTTTCAGCGATGTATCTCAGGTCGTTTGAGGAAGGCGTAGCCATGGCTCGCCGTGACTTGATGAAGACTCCTAGCGCAAGACCTTTGTTGATGTCGGGTGGTAGGCAGTATCCAACTATGCGTCGTTGGTTGCAGACTCTTGGCGCAACGCTAGGTACATAATGGCTCAGATTCTTCTTGAGCGCTATGACGACTTTACTGGCGGCTTAAATCTTCGAGCCGACCAGTTTTTGCTTGCTAAGAACGAATCGCCAGACATGCTTAATGTTGAGATTGACCCTCGTGGCGGTGTGTTTAGTCGCGGCGCTATGCAGCGCTTAAACACAACAGCCGTGTCGGGAACTTGGGCGCCTGACAAACTTCATGCTTTCTACGGCGCTACGCCAACAATCATGTTGGCAAATAGCACAAAGGTTTATCGTTCTACCGGTGGAAACTTTTCAACTCTTGCTTATTCATCAGGCAATGACATTGCTACAACGAACGCGCATGGCGCGTCGTTTGCCAATTGGGGTTCAACGTTATATATCAGTACAGGGGCAACAGCAACGGCTGGATACAAATGGAATACAACAGACACATACGCAACAGCACTAACCGCATCTGGTCCTACATGGCAAGCTTATGTAAGTCCCGTGGGTGGATACATGCCAAAAGCGGAACACAACATTGTGCATGCCAACAAAATGTTCGTAGCCAATACAAGGGAAAATGGCGTAAATTATCCTGACCGAGTGCGTTGGTCGCACGAAGGTTTGCCCGAGGATTGGATGGAAGACGACTACATTGACGTCAAAGGTGGCGGTAGTGGAGTAAATGGTTTGGCTGTCGTACAGGGTCAATTGGTTATTTTCAAAACAAACGCAATCTATTTGTTGGTTGGTACAGAATCAGACAACTTTAATGTTGTGGAATTAACAAACACTCTTGGTTGTTCTAGCCGCAACAGTATTGCCGCAGCGGAACAAGGTGTGTTTTTTTACTCAACCCCAGAGGGTTTGTTTTACTACAACGGTTCTGTAGTTGAAGATGTTTTTGACGCTCTGCGCCCAATTGTGGACGACAAAGAACTTAGCGCATTGAGCACGGAACCTTATAGCGTTTCCTATGTTGGTCGTCGTGTTTGGTTGGCTTTGCCGTACGATGATACATCGTCGGCAACAGCCCCAACTGTTAATTTTGTTTTTGACCCATCACTTGGTCGTGGTGGTGCATACATGCAGTTTGCTACAGCAGATAGCAAAGGCGTTATTGGCGGTATTAACTGGACCGATTCAAACAATGACAATTTGCGATTGATGATTCACCCAACACAACCGTATGTGTTGAAAGTTGATTTGTACGACGAGGAACAAGACAACATCGCGGGAACGCCTGCTGGTTTTGCCTCATACTACAGAACTGGTTGGATTGATGGCAGAACCTATGCTCAGAAGAAAATGTTCCGCCGTCCAGATATTGCTTTTAAGCAAGTTGACACACAAAGAATTGTAAACGTGAAAGTGTTTCACGATTACGAAGAATCATCTGGTTCTGAACGCAAACAATTTGACGCAACTCTTGGTGCTGCTGGCGAAGGAATGATTTGGGGTACAGACCTTTGGGGAACAGGTTTGTGGGGTAAGCAATCAGAGGGTGTTCAAATTATCAATGGTTCAAATCTTGGTTTTTGCCGTTCGGTAAGTTTGTTGTTTACTGGACCACTATCGCTTGACTGGGGTTTTGACTCTATTGCAATTAAGTACAACAACCGAAAGATGACAGGATAATGCCACTTACAGTACCTTATTCATTTACCAACGGAACAGTTGCTGAAGCTGGTGAAGTTAATAGTAACTTCACCGCTGTCAAAACATTTGTTGATGGTTTAGCAACTGGTGCAAACATTGACAACAATGCACTCGACTCCGATAACCTAACCGCAACTGGCGTAACTGCCGGTTCGTACACAACTGCGGATATCACCGTTGACGCTAAGGGCCGCATTACGGCCGCTTCTAGCGGCACGAGCGGAGTAACTGGCGATAGTGACCAACTTGTGTTGGGTTCGCAGGTATTTGGATAATGAGAACATGGAATACTCCGATTGTCAACGCATTGAAGACGGACGACGCTATTGCGTTGCAACAAATCTTTTCTTCGTTGTCGCAGGAGATTGGTCGCATTTATGAAAAAATTGAACAGATACAAATTGAAATGGCTCAATCAAATCGCAGGGATTATCAAAGGATTAAGTAATGGCATATAATCCAGCTGAATACGAAGCTCGCAGGCGCGGGTACACGCAACAGTATGGTGCGTCGGGTGCCATGAATGCCTATGCTAATTTTCTTGCTCGCCAACGAGGAACTCGTGGGCGTCAAGATATGTTGCGTCAATACGAAGAAGCACAACCAAGAGTTGTGGCGGGATATTCTCGACGTGGACTCGTTGGCCCAAATGTTAAGTCAGGTATTTTTTCTCGTGGGCTACAGACCTTAGCCAAACAACGCGCTCGTAATCTTGGGGATTACGACCAGGAACAATTGGGAGAACAGCGGATGTATGACCTTGGCGAAGCGCAGCGTGTTGAGGCGTTTAAGAATCAACTTGCTGACATGGAGTCGGAAAAAGCACAAACCATTGCTAATGCTGCACGTCAGCTTTACGCAAATAGAATGGGGATGATTTAATGTCTAATATGGAAAATACAGTTGAGGAATCTGGTGTTATTCGTTGGGACCCAGCAGGTAAAGGTTTCAACCCATACACAGGTGTAGAAAACGATTTCAGAACTGTTACTAGTCAAATTCCAAGTAACAAGATTACACGAAGTCGTGCAATAATTGCCGAATCTGCTCCTGAGTTGTTTCCAGCTGTTTCTGGTACATCAAACCAAAATGATTATTGGCTTAAATTAGCACAAGCATTGGGTGGCTATGGTGCCGGTAGTGGTGGCGGGGACAGTGGAGCAACAAGACTTGGTTATGCCGAACTTGAATATAAGCGTCGAAAAGATGCGCAAGAGCGCCAAGACGCTCTTGCTGCATTGGGTTACGACCGTGCACAAAGCGCTCGCATTTTGGGTGGAATGGAAAACTATTACACGAGCGGTCAGTACGGCAAAGGCTTTGATGAACTGCTTAATATGATTAATCAACAGGGTGCACTTTCCGAAGATAATGTTCGGGATGCCTATGGTCGTGCGCAAGCAAACATCGGTCAGGGATATGATGTGGCATCTGGCTTGGGTACGGCTGGTTTTAATGCGCTTAACCAATATCTTGCACAAAATCAAAATAACCCCTATGCTGGCATGCAGGCAACTGCTGGAACCGCACCAGACGCTCTCACAAGCTATCTAAGCGCCTATGGTGTGTCCGACCAGCCTGTGCAGGGGCAGATTCAAGCAGACCAGCTACAGGCTCAACAGGGGGCTGCAAACTATCAAAACCTTATTGATGTTCTTAGCGGTATTGCTCAGCAAGGTGCTGGTTCTCGTGGTGCCGAGTCCCAAATGGCACAGTTGTTGTTTAATACTGGTTTAGGTCAAGAACGTGCTGGTTATCAAGGACAGGCAGAGAATGCGCAAGCGCAAGCGCTTGCCGCATTACAGCAACAGTTGTTCCAGTCTAGGTTTGGTGTTCAGTC